GGCTTATGAGACCAGTGCTCTAACCAGCTGAGCTACCCTGACATCTTTAAGAGGCAGAATTATACATATTTAAAACTTTAAATAACCTAAGAAACGAAACAAGTCAGTAAAAAGAAAATTACCTACATGAAAGCAGATGTTACTATCAATAATATTGAGTATATTTGTAAGGAAGTGTATAAAATGTAAGTGAGAAATTTTGAGCTTTTTTTCTTTGGGGTGCCTATTTTGTGGGGTTTTTGTGGGTTTTTTCTAGTAGTTGTAAAAAAGTGAGTGCTGGACTTTTTTAGACTTTTTTTACACTTCTTTTTCTGCTTTGTTCAACTCTGTCTATTTTTTAATTTAAAATCTTTTGTAAGTGCCTTATCTGCGGAGTTTTACGCTGTGATGAGTGTATAGTTTATTTTTACGAAATGAGCAAATTTTTAGAAATGAGAGTTGTTGTAAAGTTGTGCAATGTACCCTTAGTAATGTACCCAATGTACCTTTTGCAATATACCCTAATACTGCAAAAGGTACTCACATTTCAAAAGCAAAAAAAAATATTTAATTTTACAGCAACCATAAGGCAAGTCATCTTCCAAGCAACCGCAATGTTTCATAATACTCTTCAGCTAAAGCTGTCATCTTGAAATCTTTTTCTTGACCGTGTAGTTTTTCGACTGTAATTTTAATTTCACTTAATGATACGCTGAAAAATTCTTTTCTTCTGTTTACTGCATTGACTCGGTATTTATCAAATTCTCTATGTAAAGTTGCTTCCATTGCTGGTGCATCTTCGCTATAAATCATCGCATGGACATCAAATTGAAAAGGTACGCTTGCATCACCAAGTTCTTTTATTCTATCCATAGGTTCTAATCTTCTAGTAAGCCCTATTTTGTAAACATCATCACCGAAAGAACCTATATTACTAATAACATAGACATGACCTCTTTTGGTTTGTTCTGCCATACTTTTAGCTCTAGTTTCTTTCTCTTGAGCTTCAAGCAATTGCTGCTGAAGCATTTCTATTTTTGCAGCCAAAATAGCTCTATCATCTTCCGCAGCAGTTTCTATCTGTGCTTTAGCTTTTTCGAGTAAGTCTGCATACATTCTTTCTTCTTTTTCTGCATCTCTGATAGCTTTTTCAAACTCTCTTCTCGCTTTTTCTTCCTCCCTCATTTGCTCTTTAATGGCTTTCTGCTCTTCAAGTTCAGCGTTTTTCTTAAGCTTAAATTGATACTGCAATTTACACTCTTCAAATTTTAAATTAACATACTCTATATTGAAACCACAAAGCAAAGTCATTGATAACTTTTCAAGCTTCTCGGCACTTTTTTCTATTTGTTCCATAGTTCTGTCAAAGTTAGAAATATTTAGTTTTCCAATTAAATAGTCACATTCGATATTGAACGCTTTTAACATAAGTTTTGATTGTCCATCTAATATTGCTTTACCGTTTTTGGAACTTCCGTCAACACTAATATCATCATCTGGAAGTTCAATAGCAATATTTTGACTAATAAGTTTTTTCTGTTGTTCTCGAACTCTTTGAATCTCAATCGCAAATCTTTCCGATGTCTCATACAAATACTCTGGTTCTTCAAATAGCCCATAATCAACAAATTTTTCAATGCGTGAGTATAAATCAAGCTCACTTTTTAGTTGTTGTAGCTCATTATAAGCCTCTTGCATAGCTTCAAGTTCACTAGTTCTTTCTGTTACGATTTTAGTAAGCTCATCTGCTCTGTCTCGCAGTGCAAAAATATCTTTAGACTCTTGTTTTAATTGTTCTAACAATACTGTTGCTTCGTTGATTTCTGACTTTTTAGCATCAAGAAGCACGGTATGCTCTTTTAAAGCTTTATCAAGACTTTTATACTCTGAGACCTGTTTAGTGAATTTTTTCGATGTTGCGTAGTACACTAAGTAGCCTACTATTAAAGGCAAAATCAACAAACCACTTATTAGTAAAAAACTATTTTCCATATCTCACTACCTTAATATTGAATTTACGATTTTTTGTTTAGCGTCTCGTCGTTCTTTGCATCTTTTTTCAAACACTTTATTTTCTTTATTTTTTAAGCGTTCTAGTTCTTCTTTGGCTATTTGCTTCATGCGTTTATCATGTACTTTTTCTTCTTGAACATAAAGTTTTTGCATTCTTTCTGCTTCTCTAAAGCGTTTGGCTTGTTCTTTTTGCTGCATAAGATGATTTCTACTTGCTTCTTTCTTTGCACGCTTATTTGCCTTGTCTACTTCTTTTACGATTTTTATTACAAGATTTATACCTTTACCCATATTTATATCCTATCAAAATGACCGACTACTCTACCGACTACTCTACACGAATCAATCTCATCCTCCATAAGTTCTATATCATCATCCTTTGGATTGTCACTTATAAGCGTCCACATCTTTTTTATAGGATATATTTTAATGCGTTTTACAAGCAGCCCATTTGGAGTGCTTAGTACATAAACGCCTTTATCTTTTATAGTGTTATTCTCATTCTCAAAAGGGTTGATAAACAAAAGCTCACCTGATGTGATAGTTGGTGTCATGGAGTCACCGACCGCTGTGATGATATGGAGATTTTTAAACTCAGATATACCAAGTGTAGATTTGAGAAATGTAGAGTCAAATGCCATAACGGTAGGTTTATCGTCATAGCTGTACCCACCCACACCAGCTGCTGCATAAGTATCTTCAAAGTATGGAATATTTACCAAACTTGAAGCAACTTGCTCTTTTTGCTCATGCGGCTTTGATAAAGTTTCTTTTTGCTTATGTAGGAACATCTCGCCATTGCCTGTTAGGAGCCAATCAATATCTAGGTTAAAATTTTTAACTAAAATATTAGCTTCTTGGGCTGTTAAGTCTTTAACACGCCCCGTTTCAATGCTTTTTACTCTTGCACCATTAACATTTAAAATTTCTGCTAGTTTTTCCTGAGAGCCTATTTTTAGGGCTATTCTTAGATATTTAACTCTGTCTTTTAACTCTTCCATTGATGATTCCCCTTTAAAAAGTTAAAAATATTCACTAAGTCCTTGACAAAGGTTAAGAATTTTAACTATACTTCTCAAATCAATTAATAAAACCATAGCCTAAAACGGTTAAGAGGTTTATTAATTATGTTCTTTAAATTGCCATTGTTGATGTTTACTCTTAAAGTAAAAGGATTAATTATAGATAAGTATGACTTTGATGGGCATGAGAAATCAATAGCTATAAAAGTAGATATTATGGAAAATGTCGAGATTAATCTTGACTTGATTTGGCTCGAAAAAAACAAAAAATTATATGCAATAGAGATAGAGAATATGAAAATGTTTATGAAACTTGGAGCTTCAAAAAAATGTGCAAAAAGAATGGCTAGAAAGTCTACTTCATTTGAAAGAAGACTCTACTCCAGCACAATGAATGCTCTGAGAAAGTAAAGGGTATTTTCCTCTCGTTAAAAACATCAAGCTTATTGTTGAGCTTAATTAGCTCATTTATCAAAGGGATTAATTCTCCTTTTGTCGGTTTTTTAGTATGAAAGATGGATGATGCAGTGCTAGATTTAAACTCATCAAGCGGCTGTATCTGTATCATTTTGTTCTTTAAGCTTTTTGGTATATATACAAACTCTCCATCTTCAAAATCAACAAGCAAAGTTTTTGATTTGCTTGAAATTGAAAAAGATAAGTTACTTTTTAAAAATCTATCTTTAGATTTTCGTATAGATAAACTTGGATTTTGAATATTTTTATATAGCATATAGTAGGGATGAAAAGAGATCACGAGCTTGTGGTTTTTCATAAACATATCTCTTAAGTTGTTAATTGCTTCAAGTTCCGGAGCTATATACTCATAACATTTTTGAAGATTGGGGTGTTTATTTTTCAGAATCTCAAAGATACTACCCTCTACATTAATAAACTCGTCTTCGTAAAAATAGCTTTCAAAAAATGTATCCATACTTAAGTCTCCTTGAGTGTTGTTTTGTTTTTGCACCTCTATTATAGCACCTTGGAGACTTAACCGTGGGTATGAGGCGAGCCGTGAGGCTTTGGAACTTGAGTAAACATCAGCAGTGGCAATTGCAATCTCAGCTAGAAATCACGCAAACGAATGGCATCTGCCATGTCGTCTAGCCAAACCGTACACCCCAAAGTAGGACTGTGATATAGGGGGCAAGTATTTATTTTAGAGCTTTGTTCGCAGAGCTTTTAGTAAATATTTTAGTAAAAAGGAGTTCTTGTGGAGAGAGCTAAGATGAAGAGAGCTTTAAACATGGTGGTTTTAGGCGTGGCTATAGGAAGTGCGTTTGTCGGGTATACAGATATGGCGGTAGCCGGAATAGCTATATATATGTTTGGAAATATGGAAGTGTGAGATGAACAATAATAAAAAGTTTGAAAAGATATTAGAAGAGTTGAAACAACTCAGAACACAAATGGCTTTGGCTCATGGAGCAATGCTTCAAGCATTGGGAGACGAAGGGCAAAAGGTAGAAGTGCCAAAACAAGAGGCACCTCTAAAAGACTAATTATTTACGGGAGCAAAAGACTTTAGTCTTTCATGCAGCTCTTGATTTGATTTAAAAATCGTTTCAATAGCCGCATTTTGTTCCTTCATCGCTTCAATCATTTCACGAAGAATCGGCTCTAGGCTTTTGACACCTGCATCTATGTTTTCTAGCATTCGTCCATAGTCTTTAATCTCCGGGAACGGAAGAGTATTTCTTAAAAAATCGTCTTGCATTGTAATGTGTCCTTGTGTGTGAATTTTGTGTTGCGACATGATTATATCACAAGGGCATATTAGAGTGAAAAACGCTCAATATCGGAGGTAAAAATATGAACTACAAAAAGTATAAAAACCTTATACGAGAGGTTTTGCGAATCAATCCTGCTGTGAGTAGCGGGTGTTTTGCTCAAATCGTGAGGGTGATGAGATGAAAGCGGAGATTGAAACACTGCTCAAAGCCATCAACATGGCAGATATGGACGGGATGAAAAAGGTGGAGGCGGATGTGAGCGACTTGATGCTTTTGCGTTCTGTCATCCGTGACCAGCATGCAGCTTTGCAAAAGCAGGTTAAAGAACTTCATGTGCTACAAGCGAGGGTAAATATGAAGAGCATGGAAAAGCCTATGCGTTTAAGGATGTATGCGTGAGAAAAGAGACGGTAAAAATAAAAGTAGATGCTTCTTGTCTATCGTGCCAAAAGTCATTTATGGATGAGTCGGATGATGAAAAAATCTTTTGTGAAGTAAACGGCAAAGAGGTTGAGAATGATTTTGACTGTCCGGATTGGGAGTGTAATTTTGATGTGTTCAACATTTGCGGTTTTGAGGTGGAGGGGGCTAGTGAAAACAATACTTGAGAGTTTTGTTTTTGTGATGATAGTTTGGTTTTTTATAAATATCAGCTTTAAGCTTATTGAAAAATACTTAGACATACCGCATAAAGTATATGTATATGACATCGTGTCGTGGTTTGGAATGTTGTTTTTATTTTTATTGAGTGTATATATGAAAAAAAAGTAACTACATAAAGCTCTATTCGTAGGGCTTTGATGTGGATATGCGGTATCCATGTAAGCTAGAGAGGGCGGGGTTGAAACCCCACTTCCATAAAAAAAAGGAGATAAAAGAAGTGAAAAAAGTAGGGAATGTTAAGAAGCTCACGCCGCTTCGTGTGAAGTTTGACGAGGTGGCTTATGGGGCGGTTAAAGCTTATGCTACTCGCAATGAGCTTAGTGCCAGTCTGCTTAGTCAGATACTTAATGGCAAGGTTTCGGCTGAGAAAGGCGGTGCGGGGAGCTTTAAGATATTTAAGTGTTTTAAGCGAGACGGGATTTGGACTGAGGAGTTTTTTCCATGGGAGGATGAGTACAAAGAGGCACAAGCCCAAAAGAGTGCGTGATGGAGGGGCTGAAATCGGAATGCACAATCAAAACACTTGAAAAGCTTTTGAATATTAAACATAATAACATCTCGAAAGCCTTAGAAAGCATTGATTATGAACTAAAAGAAGTTGAAGGCTCTGCTAAAAAAGTAAAGCACTACAAAATAGAAGATCTGCCTGAGCGATACAAAGATAAACTCAAAGAAAAAGGCTTTGAGATTCTGGATCAAGTTCAGAGTGACAAAGAAAACAAACCCACTCACATTTTAAAAGCAAATTTTACAAAAGTTTATCTTTTGGCTCATCCTGACAAACAAAGAGCGGCGGTTTTGAAGTGCAAACTCGTTGAGTTTTACATAAAAAAAGAGAGCTTTTTAAACACTCAAAAGTGGTTAGAGCAGACTTTGAAAAACTCGTTAGAGTTTGATGAGCTTGGAAGCGTATCGCTAAAGCAGCTTTATGATTGGCTCAAGAAGTACAGAGACGCTAAAGCAAAAGGTATCAATGTCGTAGAGGCTTTTATAGATACAAGAGGAGCGTTTAGTGGTGTAAAAGCACTAAGTGCCGACCAAAAAGAGAGTGCAAAGCGGTACTTTTTGAAAACAAGCCGACCGACTATCAGTGAGATATATAGAAATATGTGTCACACATTCGGCGATGCGATGCCTAGTTATGATGTTCTTAACAGCTATTGGCATGAGTGGAAGCTTTTAAACCCTGTTTTGTATGCCTTTAGCAAATCGCCAGACGGTGCAAAAAACCAATACCTTAGTGCTTATGGCAGTGAAAGCGAAAAGGCGAAGTACAAAAACCACTATTGGGAACTTGATAGCACGCCTGCGGATGTTATGTGCAGTGACGGCAAACGCTACGCTGTCCTTTGTGCCATCGATGTTTACTCTCGCCGACCTGTTTTTCATGTGTGTGAGAGTTCAAGCGGTTATACCATCAGCCAGCTTTTGCGAAAGGGCATCATCAAGTTTGGTATCCCTGAAAATGTGGTTATAGATAACGGCAAGGACTACACTTCAGCTCACTTTGAGAGCGTGTGTCTGAACCTTGGTATCAATATGGTTGTTGTGCCGCCGTTTAGCGGAGAATGCAAGCCGCATGTAGAGAGGATGTTTGGAACTCAAAGCAGAGAACTCTTTGAGCAACTCCCCGGATACATAGGTCACAATGTTGCGCAAAAGAGCGAACTTCAAGCAAGAAAGAGTTTTGCACATAAGATAGCTTCTCAGCAAAAGTGGCTTGAGGAAAAAAAGACAAAAAGCGATGAAGAAAAAAAGGCGTGGCGTGATGCTTGGAAGATAAAAAAAGAGAATATCGGTCTCAAGCTTACCGTGCTTCTTACTCCGGATGAACTGCAAGATGTAATTGACAGATGGGTGGAACGGATGTATGAGCAAAGAGAGCATGGCGGACTAAAAGGCAAGAAGCCTATAGAAGTTTGGAACGCAAACGCTTCAACGGTGCAGAGCGTGCCTGATATACGAATGCTTGACTTGCTTTTAGGCGAAAGCTTTATTCGCAAAGTAGGCAAAAAAGGTATCAGTTTTGACGGGTGCAACTACATCCACGAAGAGCTGGTTGAGTATAGCGGTCACTATGTGTCGGTCATGGTTCCCGATGATATGGGAAAAATAATTGTCTATAACCAAAAGATGGAACTCGTCTGCATAGCCGAAGATGTCGAGCATATGGGCGAGAGCCGCTATGTCGCACGAAAAGCACGCAAAAAGTCGCAATCTATGATGCGCCAGATGGAGAAGATAGTCAAAGAGGCGGAGAGTATCAAAGATGCGACTATCTTAGATCGCATTGATGCTGCGTGCGACATCGTGGAGAGTAAAACCTTTGCCGTAACTAAGCATACCGAAGCGATAGACAGAGTCGTAAGGACGGGTAAAGAGCTTGAGGAAATGGACAAAAAGGCTCTTAAAGAGTCAAACCACTATGACTTTACACAAAGAGATGAGGAGGGTTTGCCGCCTAAAGTGCTTGCGAACGGCAGACCGCCGTTTAACAGTTTTAGGGAGCGGATACTTTGGGTGTTAGAACATCCGGAGCAAAGAACGGCTAAAGATACGAAAATAGAAGAGGAAAATCCAGAGATTGCGGCTATGGCATATGATGATTTTTCGAGAAGAAAAGCAGGATAAGGTTTAACAGATAAGTAGGAGTTCCTCTTACTTATCGCTTAAGTCTTTGGCAAAAAAGACTAATAAAACTAAGGATAAGAGATGAAAGAGGAGTTTATTACAACTGTGAATTATAGCACATTATACGAGGCGGTGCAAAGTTTAAAGAGCTTGCCGAGAAGCGCACCAAAGATGGGTTTAGGGTTTGGGCATTTTGGACTTGGCAAAACCTTTTCTTTGGAAAAAATAGCCGCAATGGAAAATGCGATACTTTTAAGAGCTGCACAAACTTGGACGAAGTCGAGCGTTCTGAGCGACCTTTGTGAAGAGCTTGGAGTAGATACAAACGGAAATGGACCCATAAAGTACAAACGAGCCATTGAATCTTTGGTGTCAGAGCCTAGAGTAATCATAGTCGATGAGATAGACGCATTGCTTCGCTCAAGCAAGTTTGAAGTGCTTGAGATGTTTAGAGATTTTCACGATGAAACAGGTGTAGTTATCTTCTTTGTGGGGATGGAAGAGAGCAACCGTAAACTTAAAAAACATAAGCACTTTTATAGCCGCATTGTCGAGTTTGTCGAGTTCCAACCTATACATAAAGAGGACATAGAGAGTTTTTGCATGCTTAGCGATGTTGTCATAAAACAAGATGTCGTTGAATACTTCATAAAGAAGTTTCCAAATCTAAGACAGATAAAAGTACTTCTTATCCGTCTTGAGAAATATTGTTCACTCAATGATATTGAAGAGGTGGACCTTAAAACTTTTAAAATGAGCGGAGCGGAATATGGCGACAAAAAATAAGACAAATACACCACTTAGATACAAAAGAAATTCAAGTGCTTTAAAAAAAGTATGGGATTACATGAGACGCAACCGCACTTTTAGATTTGGTGATGTGATGATGATCACAGGTGTGACACATAACTATCTCAAAGCCATTATCTGGCATCTCACAAGAGTCGGGTATGTAGAGATGGTTGAAAAAACTAAACCCTATAGTCAAACGCAGTTTACGCTTATCAAAAGCACCGGGGCAAAGAGTCCATCTATCATAAACGGTGTAGTGTTTGACTACAACTTAAACAAAGAGATAAAGATAGAGACTACGCCTCCTCTCGCAAAGCTCTTAGCACATATGAATGAACCAAAGATGAGTAAACATACCATAGCTACAAATGCAGGGGTGAGTTTTGCGGTGGCGAAACGATGGTTCACAAAGCTGAGTGAACTAGAAATCATAAGTGAAATATATCCTATAGAGAGGGTTGACGGCACAAAAGCATTTGTGATTGACTTAGAAAAAGCGGAGCAGCTTAAAAGAGACATCCAAAACGGAACTTTTAAAATCAAAGGTGCTTTAAATGAGTAGAGAGATCTTAGTAAGAGCCGTCACATTGCACGGTCAAAGAGGCGTGGCAAGACTGCTTAGTAAAAGTCCTACAACCATAAACCAGATACTAAGAGGCTCTTACCCAAATCCGCAAAGAGTTTTGGCGATTGTGGCACAGAAGTTTGGTGACCTAGAAAGCGGCGAGTGGGCGTGTCCCATCCTTGGAGTGATACATCCCGATGTTTGTGAGCGTTACAGAACATGGGCTGAAACCGGAGTTGTTCATAAGGACAGGCTCTATATGCAAGTGAAAAGTGTATGCAAAACATGTGAGAGGAGTTTTTAGATGATTGAGCATTCGATAATAATGTCGTTGGCAGGATTTATAGTCGGCTGGGTTGGCAATGAGATCTATGCGCTTTACAAGCATAAAAAAGAGGGGAGATGGCGGTGAATGAGCTGTGCAGCGTTGCAGAGATGATAGAGCGGATAAAAGATACGCTTTCTTTGTGTCCCAGTGTCGAGAGGACAAGAGATAAGCATGTCGCTTATGTCTTGCGCATAAGTGATAATCATCTCTCAATACTGAAAAAACGAAATAAACCGCCGCTTAGAGAGATAATCTTGTTTTGCGACAGATGCGGGCTTGACCCGATGAAGATAGTTATGAAGTGTTCCTAGAGTGCATATCAAATTTAATGATTTTTGATGATGCACTTTATGGAGTTCTCCAAATTCCACATGCCGCTGACGAGTGGCAGACAAAGGTTTAAAAGATGGCATTTAGAATTGTCAAAAAGGTTAAGAAAGTGGCAGTTGCTACAAAGTACGGATATGTATATTGGGAAAAGGTGTAAAGCATGAGTACAAATAAAAAGTTGGCGTTAAGTGTTGCAGCCTGCGCTGTTATTGCAGAAGATAAAAAAAGAAAAAAGGAAGCAAAGAAAAATGCTAAAAGTAAAAATCGCAAAAAATGAGACAGAAGTAAAAGACCCACATGCAGAGTTTGCACTCTGTTCGTTTGTAGAACTCAAACTAAACATTGATGAAATGACAAAACGCATGAACGAACATAAGGCGGTGCTGATTGAAAAAGCTAGAACAATACTTGGCGAGGATGAAGTCTCTACCATAACTTTTAGAGTAGATACAGAGGCGGTTAAAGTAAGCTTTAGCTGGGATGTAAAGGTAAGTGACGAAGGAGTACTTCAAGAGATACTCGGTGAGAGATTTCAAGACTTAGTTACAACAACAGTTAACTTCAAGCCAGACGAGAAACTGAGAAAGATGGCACTAGACGATGACGGACTCAAAGCGTGCCTAAGTATAAAAGAGAAAGCTCCAGCGGTAACGGTAGTCAAATAATAGTTTCATAGAGTTTACCTAGGTAGGCTCTATTGAGATTATAAAAAGGAGAAAATTATGAATTTATTTACACCCCAAACAGGTAATCAAAAGATGGACAAAGCTTATGCCACTATGCAGGTGCATATAGCAAGTTTTGACGACTTTAACAGCTTCAACACCTACTTTCAACACATAGCAAAAACAGATGACTTGGCGGTGATCAACAAATGGCTTTTGAAAGTGCTGTTTGTGTATCTCAAGCAGACCAAAGACAAACATGACTTTGATAAGTTGCTTGAGGCTGTTAATGATGCCGAGAGAGAACAGTTGCGTGAGTGGCTGAGAGGGAGCTTAGAAAAAAAAAGGAGGGCAGTAAATGAAAGAAATAGTCAAAAATCCATTTAGAGGCAGAGGCTTACGAGCTGAACACTTTGAAATACAGACAAAATATGTGATAGAAGATTTTTTAGTTGAGAGAGCTATAACACTTATTGTTGCACCACCAAAAAAAGGTAAAAGCCGTTTTGCCATGGGATTATGTAAATATCTAATTAACAACTCTGATTTACATCCTCAATACTTTGATTTTGATAATTCACTTGCAGCTATAGCAGATAGAGGAGCAGATAAGATTATCAAGTATTATGTAAATGGGTTTGATTACATACATCCTGAAGAGGTGGCTATATCATCAAACCAAGCACTTGAGCTACTTTTAAAAAACGCAGCACCAAATGCTTATAAAAATTATGTGATGATATTTGATAGTGTTGCTGACTTTGTGGATGTAATGAGTGATAGTGCTTCAAGTGCTTTTATGAATAAGATGAAGACATTTAGAAATGCAGGAGCTACAATAATCTTGCTTCATCATTCAAATAAAAATGAAAGCTCATACAAAGGCTCATCAGTCTTTAGAAGTGCAAGTGATAATATGTTTAGTTTAGAAGCCGAGATTGTAAACTCAAATGAGAGCAACTTTATCTTAAATGTTGAAGCTGGAAGATTTAAAGTAAGAAATTGTGCTTTTAGTTTAAAGGGCGATGATTTTACTCTTGAGATACTCAACTATGATGATGTTTGTATGCCTCATCATGTTCGTGAATTTATACGAGATATTAAGGTGGCTTTGACAAAAGCTAAAGAGCCTTTAAATCAAACCAAACTGCTTGAAGCGATTGGCAAAGACAAAAGAGACAAAACATCTTCAGAATTATTAGCCGAATATAGTGGAAGGTATTGGAATTTTACAGAAAAAGGTAATTCAAAACTCTACTCATTGATATAACTGCGACAACTACGACAACTACAACATAGAACAAACTTACGACAAATCAACAAGCTTTAAAATGCCATAAAGAGGGCTTTTAATGGCAATGGTCGTAATAGTCGCACATGTCGTAAAGTTGTAGTAAACTCAAAAAGGAAACCCACAGTGACGCCAAAACAAACCGCCTACAAAAAAGCACTTATAAAAGATATTCAAATCAACAAGCGAAATGTGTTCTTAGACGATGAACAAAGAAGAGAGTTTATGCTCAGTCGTTTTGGCGTGGAGAGCACGACTAAACTTAGCATCGCACAACTCAAACAACTTCTTGATTTTTGCTTGAGAAAAGTGAGTGATGTTGTGCCAAACATTATAACCGAACCGCAAGTGCATAAAATCGAAAAACTTTGGAGTGTAAAAGCTAGGGACAAAAGCTCTATGGCTCTTTTGGTTTTTGCTAATCGCATTTGTAAAAGAACTATATATGATATACTTACGCTAAAGAAAGATGAGGCTACTAAGCTCATAGTGGCTCTTGAAAGGCTAAAGGTATGAACTGTCCAAAGTGTGCAAATGCTTCTACTAAAGTTTACGGAACACGCAAAGGTCTTAGCAATGTTCGTTTTAGAGTATGTGAGCACTGCAACTTCAAGTTTATGACTAAAGAGGTCGTAAAAGAGGATTTGTTCTCTAAAGAGTATAACGACTATCTTGAAGATATCGGCGAAGTGGAGCATGCCGTTAGGCTTAGAGCTTTAAGAGAAGAGTAAGCTTATTTTATAGCCTGCTCAATCTTGCTATCCAAATATCCCTCTATCTGCTTTTGCAGCTTCGGCTCAAGCTCCCCACTTTCACTTATAGGCAGAAACTTTCTTGCCGCTACTTTCTTGCTTCCCCATTGATGTACTGCACCATACGCAAACTCCTTTTCACTCTTGGCATTGCTGCTTACTTCTACACTCTCACTACTTGCCGTGACTTGCCATTCGTCAGCTAAGTCGCCGCTGCTTCTTAAGATAAGATTGCTTTTACCTTTACGCTGCTTTTGTTTTTTTGTTTTTGGATCTAACTCTCGCCATTTTTCTCCCCATGGACTCTGCTCTCTCTCAAAACTCTCTTCTATCGTGTTTGTTATCATATTCCCGATAGTAGTCATCGTGCTTTTCATCTCTGTTTTGCCTAAGCTCTGAGATAGAGTGTTTAGGCTCTTTTGGATGGTTTCTAAGCCTGTTATTTCGATGGACATGTTTTAGCCTTTGTGGTATAATTTTAAAAGTGAAGTAGCGGTTGATAGTGCGAATATAGTAAGCAGATAGACCGAGACTAAAATCTTGGCACTAGTATTGCAAGTGCAAGTCTTGCCGCCGCTCACTTCACTTTTTTTATAACATTCCCTTTTATTTTCGCCTCAAAATCACTCATATTTTGCTTATCAAAAGTTATGATAAAACAATCCTTGCCAAACTTTTTTATCTTTTTTAATATCTCTACGGGGATAAGGTTTATCTTTGTTTTATCTTTTGTGTCTTCAAAAGCATAGATGATGTTTTGATGATTGCTTGAAGTGTCAATATAGACATCCTCCGCCTTATCAATCACATCCACTATCTGCCTCATCTCTTCTACTCTTAGAGCTTGTCCGTAGACTTCTTTTCTATCGGGACTTGCGTGAAGGAGTCTGTTCTTTTCCAGCACAATACCATCCGCTACGATCTCTTTGCCTAAAATATCCTCTGCTTGTTTTTTTACGCTCTGTGAGATTTCTCCGACTAGTACACTGTTTGCTAAATACTTCTGATTCTTTTTTACTATTACTTCATCTATCATCTCATTTAGCAGCTTATTCGCTATTACTCTATTTTTTGTTACTTCGTCTTTTTTTCGAGTAAGTTCTACTGCATTTTGAAAAGAGTTATCCTCAATCTTTCCTATCTTCTCGCTATAAATCTGCTCTATGTTGTCCGTTTTGCCGGGATTATACGCCCAGTCTTTATCTGCTATATTAGGCGGTGTGAAGTTTGAGGGTTTTAGTCCTTTGGCTTCTAATTCTTCTTTTGTATAAACTCTTACTTTGCACCTGCAACGCCAGCCGTTTGGCGGATAATTCGTATCCCACCACTTGTGTGTTTTGGGCAGCAGAGTTCCGTGCATTTTAGAATGAGCGGGTCTGGTTAGTCTATCTAGTACGGATGAGTAGTATAGGTATTCTCCGTCACTTTGCATCTGGCTTTTGTAGCGACCCTGTGCGTATGCCACTCTCATATTTGTATCGTAGATAGTTTTTAGCCGTCTTGAGCCTACAAAGATGTTTTTGATTTCCCCCGTTTGAGGGTTTGTAACTTCCGTCTCGCCCCACCACCCTTTCTTTTGTAGTGTCGGGCGGATCTCTTTTTGCCACCGTTCAAATGGCTTGCCCTCACTAAGTGCCTCCTGTAAGGAAGTGTGAATATCGAAAAGCAAATCAAGCTTAGTAACTTTGGCAACGGTAAATGCTTTGTGATGTGCTTCATGCATCATCTCCTCATAGTTAAATGTAAGTTCTAGACCCTTTTGCTTTAGGTACTCTACAAGTTCTTTAGGCTCTTTGGTAAAGTCGTAGGATATGCCCATCGTCTCTGCCTATTTGAGAACTAAAGAGAGCACTCCGCCGACAACGGCTGAGACGACCATCCAGTTTAGTTTTGAAAGAGAGTTTTCTACCTTTGCTATGCGTTTTTCTATCTCTCGCTGCTGTATCTCGCTTTTAACCAGCTCTTCTAAGATGTCGGTGGTTTTTTCTAAAGTTTTTTCTATCATTTCCAGCTTCACTTCTATTCGTACCACTCTACTTTCCATCATCAACCGCCCCTACTATAAGATTGTTTGCTATGGCTTTAAACATCATCTCGTCGAGTTTTGCAAACTCGGTAGTCGAGTAGTTTTGAATAAGCAGTTCATGCACCTCTTCGTAAGAGCTGCAGTGAGCAGCCAGACCCGTTATGACTTCTAAAATCTCCTCTTCTTGTTCTTTACTCCTTTTGAGAAACTCCGCTGAACTTAGGTTTGCATCAATAGCATCAAGAGGCCAATCCTTTGCATTTTTTGAAAAGTGGCGGATGTTTGGAGCTTTGAGACTTGGAGTCGGGAAGTCAAACTCCACTGCAATATCTTGGGGACTCATATTGTAACCCATACCGTTTAAGATTTGAAGTGTCTGTGCTCTTTGGTAGAGGTCAACATCTTTTTCTACTTGGATGTTCAGCTCAAGAGACATGCCGATTTTGCTAAAGAGTTCTATCGCCGTTCTTGTTGCAAACTTGACATCACCTCGTACTATCTCTGCACGGTTCTCTTCGTGGGATTTACTTTGTGCATAGCTTCCACTCTTTGCAACATTTGAGCCGAGTGATGCTCCGTTGATGACTTTTGCTATTTCCGTATCTGCATACTGCACAAATCCCATAAAGTCTGAGAGACTCCCACGCCCCTCTAAAACTTTGAGGATGTCTTGGGGTCCTAAAACTGCATAGCCGCCTGATTTGATATTTTTGAGTGCCTCTGACATTTGGTCGATGGTCTCTATTGATGAGCTGCTTGCATTTCCTATAAGTGGAGGCACACCTAAAAACTCGGCAAACTTCATGTAGTGACTAAGCACAAAATGTTTCGCATACGCAATCCAAAGCACCTTTAAGAGTACAGGCTTCGCTCTGAGTATGTAGAACTTCGGCTCTTTAGGCGTGAACTTTGTTTTGCCTTTTTTGAGGGTGATGCTGTCCTCTTCATAGTAGTAATTCTCTCTAGGCACAAACGAAAATGCAAAGTCGCCTTTGTCGTTGATGTAGAGTTCTACAACACTTACGCCAAAAAGTCTGGCATGCAGAGATGCTTTTATAATCTCTTCTATAGAACTATCATAGCCTTTAAGGTTTGAGGTAAAAAACTTGTTCTCTATGGATGCAGTTCTCTTTTCACACTCTGAACCAACGCTTGTATCTTTGTCCTCAAGCAAATCAAAAAGAGGCATATAGTATTGCGCTTTTTTGTAGCTTATCGCCGCTTTGATTTTTCCGCTGCTGAGTTCCGAGTAACTCTGCTCCTCTGTTTTTGCATATTCGCCTTTTGTGGCGAGCAAGCTTCTCATCTCTTTTACATTCACTTATAATCCTTTATTGCGTTGTTATTGCCGTTTAAAACCTGTTTAAAAATCATTTTCTTTGTTTTTCTATATCTTTATGTACCTAGCCGTCTAAAAGTCTTTGTAGGGCTTTATTTTTAGCTTCTTTGTTTTTGAGGTGTTTATGAGCCTCTTTGTAGTCAAATGCTGGTTTCTTTGCGATGCGATACGCCATCTCTAAACTATCAAGCCCGTCATCGTGTGCCGACTTCGGATAAGTCTCTAGTTCGTCTATGAGTAAGAGACTTTTTTTGTCAATCAAAATAGTGTGGTTATTTACAAGCGGACTTACGGAATCTATGCGAAGCTCTTTGTTTATCGTGTTCTTAAGTGGGACTATGGGTAGATGCAGCCCGATACTCTTACATCGTTCATCAAGCACATCTTTAAAAAACTCTTGAAACTGCACCGTTTCTATGGCTATCTTTATAGGTACATTATACTTGAGCAAATCTATATAGAGACTCATGATCTTGTCAATCATAAGCGTTGCTTTGATGCGAAACATCTTAGTTGAGGCATAGAACTTTTTGCCGTCATAAAAAAGTGCCGTTATTGCGAAGTAGTCTCCGGCCCTTTTTCCTAATGCCGGGTCGATGCCTAGCGTAATGCTCTGAGGCTTTGGAAGTGTCTCGTACGATAAAAAATCGCTAAAAGTTGTGCCGTCTTTGCTGAGCGGTTCATTTTGAAACTCGGACATAAAAGAGTTTTTATCTTCAAGATATTCTTTGAGCAGTTCTAGTTTGTCAAGGCTCTCATCGTCGAGAACCATATCTTTTCTGTCTGCAGCACTTACACTCTCTTTTTCGATTTCATCTAAATTAGAGGGAAACTCTAAAACAAGCGGATACCTGAAACTTATAAAATCACTTCTTTGTTGTAAGCGACTCATAAAACCGTCATGATGGAGTTTTGTACCGACTGCTATGATATTGTAGTCTCTGCTTTGTCTGGAAGGCAGTTTCATAATGGCTTTGATAAACCAATTGTAGAGCTTTTTTCTTTGGTCTTCGCTCTCGACATTCTCATCGTTTTCGATATCATCGCAAATGATGAGATCAGGTCTAAATCCTAACCAGTTTGCACCCCTTATTTTCTTCCCTGCACCATAAACTTTAATCCGAAATTTGAGTTCACCGCTATAAAAGATTATCTCTTCAGAGTTCCAGATATCACCTGTTTTTATTTCAAAATCCCCGATGAGGCATTCGTTGTCTTCTAGCTCTGCTTTTATAAATTCAAGCGTCTCTTTTGAGACATCAACCGTAGAGCTGATGATGATAGTGTGGCGTTTTTTTCTTCTGATGGCACTCTGCCAAAGCGTTGCGAGTCTTGAGAGCAGAGTGGTTTTTGCCGCACCTCTGTATGCCTCAAAGCTCATTTTTCTATTTTCCTCTAAAAGGGTTTCGCACTTTTCATAAAACTCATTACGAAACTTAGAGGTTTCTATTTGGCTTACATGATGAGCAAAATAGGTCTGCACCGCAAAGCGAAAATCCGACTGTGCTCTTTCTACTCTTGCAGGTCTCTCATGATCACTTAATCGTGTGAGGCTTTTAAGATGAGAGCGAAGCTCTTCTATGGAGAGTTTAGTCGTCATTTTTTAAGCACCTGCTCAATAATGCGGTCGGAGTTTTTACTTAAAAATGCGAGCGTCTCTTTTGCGTCATGTTCTAGTGCTAATTGACTGATGGCATAGATGGCTTTGCTTGAAGCTTCAAGCACGGCACTTTTGCAGTCGTTCTTTAGAGGAGCTTTTAAACGGTAGTAGCTTTTTGCATACTCATTTAGGAGCATTAGTTTTTCTGCAGGGTTGTCTAAATTGTCAAGCGATTTTAAGGCATCTTCAAACTGTCTTATAAGCGTTGCCAAAAACTCTTTTTCATTTAGCTTTGTGCCGCTTGGATCTATAGCTTGCGCAAAGGCTAGTTCATCCCAATCAATTCCGTTCTCATAATCCTCTTTTTTGTAAGCATAAATCGTGGCACGGCTTATGGAGAGAGCGGTCGCTATATAGGAAATGGTTTTACCATCTAAAAAGAGCTTCTTTACTCCATGCTTTTTCGTATCTTTTGCCATCGTTCGCTATACCTTATCTTTATATATAGCCGCATTTTGGCTCAATTTCTTTTTGCATTTTTCCATATACGCATATCTGGACGAAACGCCTTTTTTTTCGCTCTAAAATGCTCTTCACAAAACACTAATCAGGAGGTTTTTTTTGAACGGTGGAAGACTCAAAAAGGTTTTAAGTCTTAACTATAAAGACGGTGAAAAGGTAAAGGTTTCACCTGTTGGTGATGTGGTAGGCTTGGATGGTCGTACTTTTAAAATAGATGGTCAGGCACTTGCTGAGACTATTGTGAAAAATGACATACACATTCCCCTTGATGAAAACCACTATTTCGGTGCGGCGGTAGGTTGGTTTGAAAAAAACAGCTTTGAGGTAAGAGAAGACGGTTTATACGCTTCACTCGAACTCAATGACGAGGGTAAGAGACTTGTAGATACAAAAGCATACCGCTACATGAGTCCTGTTTTTGTAATGGGTGCAAACAACGAAGTAGCGGAACTCGACAGCGTAGGGCTGGTAAACCGCCCAAACCTGCTCAATAACGAGCTAAACGAAAAAACAAATAAGGAGAAAAAGTTGGAAGAGTTGCAGGAATTAAAAACGGAGATAGAGTCTTTAAAAAGCGAACTAAAAACGCTACAAGAGACAAAAACCTCAAGTGACGACAAAGCAAAAACGGAAGAGAACCTCAAACAAGAAGTTGAAGTTCTAAAAGATGCCGTAAAAGAGATGAACTCAAAGATGACGACGATGTTTAAAAAAGTCGACTTAGACCCAAATGACAAGCAGGTCGTTCTAAGCGAAAATGAGAAAAAGGTGGCAGACCTTTTAGGCATTGCACATGCCGATTTTTTAGCACAAAAAGTAGGAGCGTAACTAATGGCGACATTTGAAGAAACAAGCATAGGTTTTAAATCTATCTTTCAAAAAACATACAACGACACAAATGCCGAAGCGAAAGTTTTGGCGACGGAAGTAAAATCAAACGATTTGAGCGAGAAGTATGCATGGTTGGGCAATTTCCCAAACATGAAAGAGTGGATCGGTGAGCGTGATGTAAAAGCATTAAGCAACTTCGGTTATGCACTGGATAACAAACTCTTTGAAGCCTCAGTTACTGTTCCAAATCTTCATATTGAGTACGACAAAGTTGGACTTTACAAACCTGCGATTGAGCAGATGGCTCAAAATGCCAAACTCTTTGGAAGCGAACTGGTGGCAGATGTTCTTATTAACGGGCATGTAAATCTCTGTTATGACGGAAAAGCTTTCTTTGCGGATGACCATGCTATGGGTCTTGATACTTACGACAACAAAGCACCCGGTGTTTTAAACAGTGAGAACATTATCGCAGGGCGTACTTTTATGCAGAGCATCAAAAATACGGGCGGTAAAACTATGCGTATTGCGCCGAACTTAATCGTTTGCGGTCCGGCGAACTTGGCAAATGTTATCACGGCTTTAGGCAAAGAGTACAAAGCCGGCGGCGAGACAAACACGACTTACAAGATGATGGACTATCTGATACTTCCTGAGATTGAAGGTCTTGAATGGTTTATGCTCGACACTTCAAAACCGCTCAAGCCGTTCATCTTGCAAATTGCTAAAGATGGAATTTTTGAGAGTTCAAACGACGATAAGTTTATGAAAGATCACGCACTCTTTGGTACAAAAAGCTTTATGAATGCAGGTTATGGCTTATGGCAGTTGGCATTTAAATTCAGCGGTGAGGTGGCGTAATTATGGGACATTTTACAGTAGATAAATATAGAGAAAAAAAGACTCTCATTGCCCCGCCAGCCGAGCCAAAAGAGCTTGAGGGCGACGATGAGATGAATGGAGGGTTAGATGACACAAGAGGAACTATCGCAGAAGCTGCTGATCAAAGCTCAGAGAAGTCTTTACAACCAGACGGAGGTGACGACGGAATCGTGTCTGGAGAGTCTAACGGAGGCGATGGAGCTGACGCAGAACAAACCGATACCGCAGACGATGCTACTGGACTTGGCAATGATGAGGCTAAAGCTAAACCTAAAAGTGGAACTAAGCGAGTATGAAGAAAAACAGCAGCTTCTCATACTTAAAAAAGCTGAGTCTATAAAAGTAGATGAAGCCGGAGCGGAAGTAAGCTCTTTTGCTTATGGGACAAGGACGAGCGAATGGGATATGTAGAAGCATTCGCAAAAGTCGGGGAACTCTTTAGTGAAGCAAAGCCGATAACTCATCCAAGTTTTATAAAGCAAGACGGTATTTACTTGTTTTTTGACGGCTCTAAGAGCATTTCAGGCGCAAAGGACAAACTCTACTTTACGATAGCCATAGCGGCAAACAGCCTAAAGGGCGAAAATAGCGTTATGGGCAAAGTAGATGAGTTTAGAAGTCTGGTTATTGAAGAGAGTCTCTTGGATTGGGAAGAGACAAAGAGCGTCTCGTTTGAGACAAATACACTCTACATAGTAGCGTGCAGCATAGCATACAATTTAGATTTTAGGAGAGAGTGATGGATAAAGTAACTGTAAAAGCCCTGCAACCCTTAAGAGTCGGAAGCAAGCTTGTTAAGGTCGGTGAGAGCATAGAAATATTCAAAAGCACGGCGGATATTTTAGTGAAAAATAAACAAGCTGAGCTTGTAAAGGGAGCATGACATGGTAATTGAAAGATACATCGGAGGAGGAAAGCTTTTCTTCTCAAAATACAACGGTTCAACGTATGAAGCAGAGGTTGAGATAGGGGAGATTCAAACGGCTACTTTAAAGATTACGCAATCTTATGCGGATGCGTACTCTAAAGATAGCGGTTTGAGTAAAAAGGTAGACAAGGTGGCTACTACTACGGAAGCCAGCATCTCGTTTACTACGCAGAATGTAAACAAAGCAAATATGGCTATGGCAATGTTTGGTACGGAGGCAACGGAAACTTTTGCAATCGGTGCGACGCTTCCAGATGGAACGGTGGCTACGGTTGAAACCGTGGTGGATGTGATCAACGGCGCAACGAGTACAAAGATAGAGGGCAAGATCAAGATTATCGGCAAAAACATAACCGGAACAAAAGACCCTGTTTTGGTCGTGCATCATGCGGTTGTCACTCCGAGCGGCGATGTAAGGGATTATTTTGCAGATAAACACTCAATAATCGGTTTTGACGGGGAGATCTTAGAGACTGCCGATGGATACTTCAAAGAGTATTTTTTAGATAAGGCTGCGTAATGATTAAAACACAGTATGACATCGAAATTCAAATAGATAGTGAAAACTTTAGCGTAACTCTCAAAGAGCCGAATTCGGCACAAAGGGAGGAACTTGCCGAACTTTCAAAGGAGAACATAGGGCTTTACGAGAAGAGAGCCGAATTCGCTACTACTCTAAAAGAAAAGAACTGCGAATTTGAGATAAACAAAGAGCTTATAAGTTGCAGCTCTCTAGTCGACAAACTCACTTTACTCTTTGAGCAAAAAAAGATTAACGCTGAGATAAACAAACTAAAAAGAGAGATTGAGCAAGTTGATAAATCTCTAAAAGATGCTTCCAGTGTTCTAGATAGTCTCTATGCCAAAAGATTTGATTTGTTGGTTAGCGGTGCAGGTAAAAGTGCTCTTAAAAAAGTAGTAGAAGAGAAAGGAGTATCATATTTACTGCTTTTTGAAAACTTTTCAAAGTTGGCAGGTGAAGCTAAAGAAAAAAAGTAAGAAACATTATCACTTACCTTAAGTCAAGAGGTAAGAATAATGGGATTTTTGCAGTGGAACTGCAAGGAGAGTGGGAATATTTTATAGTAAATTTATTCTTACTTTCTGTTGGCGGTACCGGGTTTGGCGGTATGAAAGTAAATTACACAATAGTTAAAGATTATTGCAAAAAGCACTCTGTGGAGCACTTGGAAGTATATCAGCTACTGCGTAGAATAGTCGGTGAAGTAAATGAAAGGTAAGAGATGGATAAGACGCTAAAAATAAAAATATCTGTTGACAAAGATACAGGTGCCGTCTCTGTTGTAGGAAGGGAGTTTAATGGTCTCTCTGAAAAAGTAAAAGAAACCGACAATAGTGTCTCTGCCTTTGGAACAAAACTAAAAACTCTCGCTGCAGGCGCCGTAAGTGTTTATGCTTTAAAAGAAGCGTTTATGGCGGTTGCTTCCTCCGGTATCGAGTTTAACAAAAACACCGAAAATCTCAAAAACTCTCTAACTACTCTTGCTGTGGCTACATCAGGCAATGTAACGACGACAGGCGTAGTAATCGACCAAACAAAAAAGTATGCACTTGCAGCAGGTGAAGCAAGTGAGGCGATGGAGAGACTAGCGGCAATCAACGCCGATACACCGCACACGCTTAGCCAAACGGTAGAGATATATAAGTCTATGTATTCTTCGATGAAGATGTCGGGAGTATCTACTGACCAAATGGTTGAGCTTACCAAAAAAGTATCCATCGCTGCAGGAAGTGCGGGGGTTGAGTTTCAACAGCTTTTGGCAGGCGTGGACGGACTTGCAAAGGGTCAGGTTGAGGCGAATAGTGAGTTTGGGCGCTTTTTAGCAAATATGGGACTCACAAACGCTGCCCTTAAAAACTCAAAAGATATCTATAAAACTATCAACGATGCACTTGTCGATATCAAAGGCGGATTCGGCAGCTTTGACGAGGCTATGAGCAATGCGCAAAACTCTTTTTCAAAGCTTGCAGGATCGCTAACCGAACCTCTTTTTGATGAGTTGAAAAAGGGACTGAACGAATCCGTAGGGCTTTTTGACACATGGACAAAGAAAATTAACGATGCTCGGATTGCGGCTATACCTATAAATCAGATTAAAAATACAACCGAAGCAAGCATTAAAATAGCAGATTTAGCAGGACAGATTGTTAAGTCGCAGGACGAGTTAAACAAAAATGACGGTGTTCTTTGGTTTGGACTTGATAATAGAAGAATTGCAATTATAAAAAACAAGATTAAGGAACTACAAGGAGACGTAGATCATCTAACCACAGGAGCAATCAAGGATTTTGAAAGTGCTTCAAGCACGGGTAGCCTTGTCACAAAAGAAACAAAAGAAGATGAAGATGCCCTGAAATTAAAAAAAAGTTTTTACGATGAAGTCAAAAAACTAGACAATGACAGCAATACTTTTTTTCTTGATGGTTTGGCAAAAGAGGCATTGGCGGTTTATCAACATTATGAAGATCTTAAGGAAAAATACAAAGATGTTGCAGGTGCAAAAGGCAATCTTGGCACTCTGCAAGATAAAGCTCTTGTAGATATCGAAGCAAAATACAAACTTGATGCACTCAAAAAAGCTGAGGATGACAAAGCAAAAACATTAGAAAAACATAAAAAGCTAGAAGAGAACTTCGTTGATGATATAAATGCTCTAGTTGATAAAAAGAACTCTTATTTTTTAGATGGTTTAACAAAAGAGGCATTAGAAACATACACGCATTATGAAAACTTGATAGCTAAGTACTCTGAGGTTGCAGGGGCGGAGGAAGCATTACGAAATCTTCAAGGTTCGGCACTTAATGATGTCAATGTAAAAATAGATGAACAAAATAAGATGCTGGAGCGAAACGCTCTGCTTGAGAGCATAACCGAATCTACAAACGCTATGCAAGATATGTTAGATATGCAAATAGCGCTCAGTGAGAGCGGCAAGGATTGGGCGAGTGGTCTAAGCGGACAATCGGCAGCACTTTCAGAGGTTGGAAACTCTTTTAAAAAGTTTTATGTAGATAGGTTAAAACTAGAAAAATCAGATATCAAATTTCAAGAAGATTATGCAAAAGCGTTTATAAGTGCAAAAGGGGATGAGCAAAAGGAAAAAGTAGCTCTTTCGGATTTTGATGCGAAACAAGCTGTATTGCGAGAACAAGAGATGGATAGCTATATCGGTGCGTTTGGCTCTTTGTCTGGTGCGGTAAGCAACTATGCGAGCCAAAGTGACAATGCGTCAAAAACCGCTCAAGCGGCAGAAAAGGGACTCGCCGTAGTGCAGGCGGTTAGAGCCGTAATCCGTGCATGGGGCGACCCTTTTCCGCTCAACCTTATTACAGTTCCGGCAACGGTTGCCGCTACCGGAGCATTATTGTCTTCAATCGGTAAATCAGGCGGAGGCAGCGGCGGTGTTCCGGTAACATCAACCGGATTTACATTTGACCAAAACAGAGATCTAACTGAAGCAAAATACACACCTATTACAGACCTTCTTAAAAGACAAGTTGAGCTATTGGAATCTATCGACAGACAAGGCTCGGCATCTCAACTGGGCATAGGCTTGGCTGCTACAACATTCAAAAAGGAAGCCTCTCTTTGGATAGAGGATGTTTTAGAAAAAGCTAGACAAGGCTTGGTTAGTGCAGGAATGAACGCCACCCAAACAGCAGCCGTAGATCTGCAAGGGCAACAAACCTACGGCATAGATATTTGGCAAACGCAAGGCACTAAAATAGGGTACAACGCAGATGTTTTAAGAGAGGGTACAAACCTAATAAAAACCCTCGTTACGATGTCAGAACAAATAACACCAACCTCTGGTTACTCGGGAACGCTTTACCAAAGTGCGGCTTTAGAAGCTGGGTACAACTGGCAAAATATGCTAACTTTTATAGACGCAGAGATTGAGAGAGATATAAATGAGTATCAAAACTTAGCCTCTGAATGGTCTTTAAGCGTAATAGATTCAATGTCGGATTTGAAAGATGCAGCAAAAGACTTTAAAGGTTTTTATGACGACATAACAGGCTCTATGTTCTACGAAACGCAAAGGCTAAACGAGGCTTTTGCCGATGTTGATAAATTGCGAGGCGGTGCAAGCTTTGCGGATTATCTAAAGACAAGTATCGAAGATATACAAGCACTTGAAACATTTTTTACTGAAGAAACTTTTGCACTTCTTATGAGTAACAACAAAGAAGATATAGAAGCACAGATAGCAGCCGTTGAAGAGTTAGGAAAAGTTACAGGCGAGACTTTCGATGGCGGTGCGAGAGAAGCGTTAAACTATCTTGAGAGCATAGAACTTGTAGCAGAAGCGATGGCAAAGAGCAGAGAGAACATAAAGAGCTTTACCGATAGCCTGCTAAGTGATGATCAGCTTGCTAAAAACTTGGCGTCTTCTCTGGGAGTCTCTTTGGCAACAAGCGTAGATGGACTAGCCGCTTTATTTTATAATTTAAGTGAAGATATGGACGGCTTAACAGACTCAGATCTTGATTTACTAAATGCGAATAAGGCACTTTTAGAAAATACGGATGCTTATCAAACGCAAATAGATGATTTAAACATTACGCTTGATGATGCATCAGACGGTATATCTACCCTTGAGGGAGCACTAGGAACTATCACAAGCACCGTTGATAAGCTACGAGGAGCTTCAAAAACATCAGAACGAAGTCTGCAAGATTTTTATGATGCAATGGCAGATGCTCAAGCGCTCTCCCTGTCTGACCAATACGAAGAGTATGCAAACGCAATCAAAAGAGTAACAGACGCTTCTTCGGTACTGTTTGACATAAGTACATTTCAAACCACCCCTGATATGGATATGCTCTCAGCACAACGAGATATGGAATTTAATCAGCTCGTGGCAGCAAATCAATTTGAACGTTTGCAAGATGTAACCTTAAAAGAGGTGGATTACTTAGAAAAAATTGAGGTAAATACTGCAAATACAGCTAGTGCCTTAGTGGCTGCTATGAACTCTTTGAGTATAAATATTAGTAATTCGCTAGCAGCCTCTTTGGCAGCCTCTAAATCTGTGCTACCTAAAGGAATGGAAGATACAGGCTTTACGGTAGACCCAAGTGTTCAATATGCCTACTCAACAATTTTAGGTAGAGAAGCGGAAACTGCAGGAGCTTCTTATTGGGAGACACAAGTCTCCAGTGGTGCGATAAATCCGACAAATTTAACCACGGCAATAGGCGTGGCAGCGCTACCTGAACTGTATAGCACGCTTCTTGGCAGAGCACCAGACCCTGAGGGCTTGGCATACTGGACAGAACAGCTAACATCGGGTGCGGTTCAAGCTGAGCAGATTGATGATTTGTTTAAACAATCTAATGAGTATAAAACAATTCACGCTTTTGCTGACGGTGGATTAGTTAAAGGTGGAATGGGTGGAACAATAGGGCTAATAGGAGAAAAAGATTATGACGAAGTTATATTGCCTCTTAAAAATCCCGATGATCCACTTAGTATGGGAATGCTGGTAAAAGAGATTCGAGACTTAAAAAATCAAGTCGCAATGCTTCTAAAAGAGAGTAACAAAAACCAAGCGCAAATCTCTAAAAATACTGCAGCAAGCAGGTACGAATCATGAAGTACGCAGAACCTTTAGTGCAGACTTTTACCGTATTTGATAACGGACTTCTTTACAGTGTTAAATACTACAAACCTCCAACCGTTTTGAGTGGCATAACCGATGAAGCATATCCTTCGTATGATCCAAGTGCAATTTACAATACCGAAGAGTATGTGATCGTTCCTGAATTGAAAAGAATCTACAAATGTGCCGACAACAACATAAGCGGTGTTTTTCCGCCTGCGGATAAAAAGAAATGGTTTGACTTTGGACCTGTAAATAGTTACAAAATGTTCGCCATAGACGAGGGCATCGGTGTGGCTACGTTAGGAAATGATATATACATGGAGCTAGAGTTTAACCAGCTGGACACGATAGGAACAATAGACATTCAGTTTGTAACACTACATATAGAGCAAGTAGACAACGATACGGATGAAGTGCTAAATGAGCTGGATATTGACGGCAAAGATATCGACTGCCTAAGTCTTGAAGAGTATTTTTTTACAGAGTCCGCAGATGTGACGAGAGTGATCATAGACAACTTCACATGGCATCCAAATTCAACTCTAAAACTTTCATTTACGGGTGAGGTAGAGATAGGAACTTTTACGGTTGGAAATGCAAAGGAACTTGGCATAACTCTCTATGGAACAAATCTAGAATTTGAAGATAGAAGCCTCATCGCCGAGGATGAATTTACACATACAAGAAAAGTTCTAAGATACGGACAAGTCAGAGTACTTAGCGCAAAAGTGCTTTTTGATGTAGAGGAGTTCAACCTTACATCTCAAAAAATCTCAAAAATGATAGGGAAAAATATGCTTTTTATACCGACAAATATGGATGAGTTTAACGAGATGAACAACATCGCATACATAGAAAAATTCTCTCTTCCCGTCGATAATCCGAATGTCATCGACACACAAATCACAATGATAGGAGTATCCAAACAATGACAAAATTAACGGTATATCAAGGTTCTGTACCTGATAAAAAAACGATGAATAAGACAGTTTTCGCGTTAAGCGTACATAATTGGCTAGCTTATATAAGCGTAACGCATGCGCCACAAATGAATACGGTCGTAGATGAAATAGGTGCTGCAGTTATTGCAATAGAGGGTTTTACGCAAACGGCGCAATCGGCGGCGGGCATGGTTACAGCCAAGGAAGCTTTATTAAGTCCACACTATTCAAACATAGATACTGTTTCAGAGAATATAGCAAGCATAAATACAATAGTTTTAAACATAACGGATATTCAAAATGCTAATGCCAATGCACAGATAGCACTTGAAGCATCAGCTATTGCAGCGTATTCTATAAAATATAAAGGGGATTGGAGCGCTGAGTATGATATCCAAGGATACAGTTTAGGAGATAGTGTAACTTTTACGGATGGTTTTAACTATGTGTCTAAAATAGGCAATAACCTTACTTCTCCCATAACACAGACAAATACACCGCAGTGGAATTTCATAGAAGCGGTAAGTCCGGCACAACTTATTTTAAAAGCTGATAAAACCACAACATACACAAAGACAGAAGTCGATACATCAATTCAGGCTCTAAGCTTTAAATCATTTTTCTATGGAGGTTTTTAAATGGCAACAAAAAAATTAGGAGTGGCTGCACCAGCTGCAACAACAAATACAACACTTTACACAGTTCCGGCACTAAAAAGCACTGTAGCCGTACTAAATGTGTGCAACACAAATGTTACTGCCGTAACAGTGCGAGTAGCTATAAGTGCTACTGCAACACCGACAATAGGTGAGTATGTGGAGTACGATGTAAGTATTCCTGCGAATGGAGTACTTGAGAGAAGTGCATTGGCTTTAGAAGCCGGAGAGAATGTTGTGGTTTACGCAAGTGCTACAAATGTCGCATTTAGATTACACGGAATGGAGGAATAATTATGGGAAGAAGTTTAAGCGAAACCGCAGCAGGTGCAGTACCTGCAAACATCGTAACAATGAAAACTATGGACGATTTAGCCATAGGAGATATTGTAGCTAGCGGAGCAAGTGGAAAGGTTGGGTTTGTATCTTCAACAAATAATGTACCAAACAGAACGGTGGATGATGTTGTAAGCTCTACGGTAGTCACTCCGCTTGGAACAACTGGGTATATGCACCCTGAATATAATCGTTATTTGTCAAATCATATTCTTTTCGCTGATGGTAACGAGTTTTTGGCATATACAGGCAATGGTACAACAACCACTACAAACGCTGGGTTTTATAGCTTTGGTACTGATACGAAAACCAATGTGACTACAGGCACGGGATTGACATTATCTGGGTTGGAAAAACTAAATGAGTCCTCTTTTATCCATCTATCAACGACAACAAACAATGCTGCGCTTCAGTTTACGATCAGAGGCAAAGACGGAACTGTTATAAAGGCATTAACTTCTTTGGGAACTTTTGTCATAGGCGAAGGAGGGGTTTCAGTATCATCTAACGGAGTTGACCGCATTGCAATTTCCTATGATACGGCATCGGGAAATTATTTAACAATCTTGGACTACTCCGGGAATGTGATAGGTACTGCAATACAATTATCAACAAGCTCAGGCGGTAATTACTCAAGAGTAAAATTTTTGGCAAATGGAAATATTCTAGCGCTATATGCCAAAGCCGGTTTAACGACATTTACAAAGCAGTTCACCAAGGAGGGAGTAGCTATCGGAGCAGAGTTGCAAATATCTACAGCAAATTCTTGGTTGTTGTTAAAAGCCTCCACGATACGAAACATTCAAAGTGTAGGAGCAAATATCTATGTTGTTGCAAATAATGCTTCAACTGTTAAGATTTATAAAATATCGCCTACCAATACGCTTATCTCTTCAAAGGTTGTATATACCTATTTTGCACTCGTTGCGGATATATTGCTTACGGCTGAGGGCAATCTATTGGTATCGTGTGTATATGGCTCTATTGTTTATTTCGGGTTGTTTACTCAAGATTTGGCTTTGATAAAATCTGGAAATTTTGATATTACTATTTCTGCATCTACAGGATATATCTCGTCCAATTTATTTATTTCTGAGGTTCCAAATGGCTATGTAGTGTTCTGTCAACTTTATGACAGTTCTTTTAATTTAAGGGTGTACTTTATTACTCCTACATTCGTAAGTGCAGGAGTAGCTTTAACAATAGTATCAAGTAATGGGTCACCAATTGCTTCTTCTGTAATTAGACATAAAGGAGAACTATATTTGTCCGGGGCTTATTCGGCAAACTCTTATAACCTTTGCAGACGAGTTATAAATGCAGGTAAGCAATCTGTAATTGGGGTAGCTACTTCAACGGCAGCTGCTGGCGGAGATGTTGGCGTGCTGGTCGAGGGAGAAGCAACGCTAAATAGCAACTATTCTCTTATAGGTGCGTTTGATTTAAGAGCAGCAGTTCCCTATGGCAATCGTGGAGTAGTAGTAGGAAATAAAGCTACTATGTTTGGGATTAAGGTGTAACCTATGTATATATTAAAGAATGGTACGGATCTGCTAGCCAAAACGCACGAAGAAATTACTTACATCGACGGAAGCTGGTATAGCTCCCTTGGAGGATGGTGTGACCCTGAAAAAGCATATACACTAGAAATTACTCCGGATATCCCTCAATCTATAAAGAAATGGAGAGGGCAAGTCGTACTCCACCGTCGCGATCTACTTGAGCAAGTTGAAGCAATAATCGTACAAAGTCCTGAGATGAACATCATCTATAAAAATGTAACCGACTTTGAGAGAGACAACACCCTTATCGCAGCCATAGCCTCTGTTATGGGTTGGGATGATGCGTATATAGACGAGTTTTTCATTGAAGCAAGCAAGGTGGTGGCAGGATGAATTATAAATTCCCCTCAGGCGCAGTTTTAAGCGTTCACCCCGACTATACTCCAAAGGCGGAGTGCGACGGATGTGGCAGCGGATGGAACAAGAAGCTAGTTCCGGATACTATCTACATGCTACCCATAAGAGAAGCGTGCTGCCCTCACGACCACCGTTATGGAATCGGAGGTACGCAAGAGGATAAAGATATCGCAGACCTTGAGCTGCTTGAAAATACATTAGAGATCATAAACAGCTACACGATAGTAAAGCAAGTCGGACGGCTTGACAAACTAAAGTGTGCGGTGTATCCGCATTGGTTGGCGAGACACAGAGCTATAACCTACTACAACTTCGTAGTTGAGTTTGGGGATAGTTCATTTAATTTTACGGAGGTGAAAGATGAAACAAGAAATTAAAAAAGTAGGTGTATTACTCATCTTATCGGTATTGGCGTTGATCACATTTGTGAGTGGAATTTATGAGTTGCTTTTGCCTCCGTTGCAGTTGGTGGCGATGAAGGTGTTGCTTGTATCTGCTGGGTTTCTTTTGGGGCATATAGCAGTTGTGAGTTTTCTTCCAAAAGTTGATTTCGAGAACGATGAGAAGTGGCAGCTCTCGCTCTTTGCTTTGGGATTTTACTTAGTCATTCCTTCTTGTTTTGCGATTGGCGGATGATGAAAACTCTTTTGTTTTTGTTCTTATTATCGGTCACCCTGTTTGCGGATAGATGCGCAAGTTATGTGCAAGATGTACGAAAGGCTCACTACACCGTCTTTGGAGTGAACTATCCTTATCAATACGGTGTAGCGCAACTCGTTCAAGAGAGCGGATGCAGAAACATTTTATCTTTTGACGGTGTAGGAAGTGAGGGTTTACCTCAGATAACCTACAGAGTGTGGCAAAAACCGCTCAAAGAGGCAGGGATAATCGGGATAAAAGCCATAGGCGACCAGCTCAAGGCTCAAGCGATCATCATGCACTCTTTGCATAATTCTAAACAGGGCTTGTGGGTTACTTACCAGAAATACAACGGCGGCGGTTTGGTTCTCAAAGAGATAAACCGTGCCGGCATTGAGGATTGGCAAAAGGCAAAGGAACAATGCCGCAGAGGAGAATCGTGTTTTACTTATAAAGGCAAAAAGACATGTAGAAGTAATTGCGAAATCAACTACGACTACTCACAGAAGATCTATAAATATGGAGGGGATTATGGGAGCATTCAATCTGCTCAGTTTCGCTACTGGTAAAGGGTCATTATGGATTATTGGCATTTTGGTAGCGACATCGATGTCGTTAGCAGGTTGGGTCTATCTGCTTAAAGCAGATATCAAAGTAGAGCAGTCGGAGCGAAGAGAGATACAAAACGCTCTAGCACTTCAATCATCTATAATAGAAACAAGCCGTGCAACTTACGAGGCAAACCTACAAACTGCCAAAGAGCAACAACAAAGAGTAAAAATAGAGTACAAAACAAAAGTAAAAATCATAGAAAAATGGAAGGAAAACAATGCGACATGTAACGATGCTCTTGGCTATCTTAACACTTATAACTTTTAGCGGATGTGCAGAAAAAGAGTGTAAGCCTGTATTAGTTCCGCAAAAGTGTATAGTGCCTCAGACTCCAGAACCTGAGATTGATTACGAACCGTGTGCAGACAATGACTACGGATGTATCGTATCAAAGGTATTGAAAAATTATGAAGCTCAAAAGAACTATGCAAGAACATTGAAGATCAATAGTGAGATTTGCAGATAGTTTTTAAATCTAAAGAAGAATAAAGCCACAGCCAACCCATCCCTAAGCTGACTGATACAAAAATTTTAACCAAGAATATACACTTACTTAAGGAAAAGTGACTTTTTGGTACAAGGAAAAGCGATGCAGTCAACAAAGTTAAAAGCACCCTTTGGATGGGTAGGTGGTAAGTCTAAACTTGCTACGGATATAGTAAATTTAATTCCTCATGATCACACGACCTATGTAGAAGTATTTGGCGGCGCACTCAGTGTGTTTTATGCCAAAGATAAATCAAAACTAGAAGTCGTGAATGACATTAATTCTGATCTAATCAATCTACATAGATCTATAAGAACAAATCCTCAAACACTCTCTTTTTATTTAAATCAAATGCTTATCTCAAGAGAAATATTTGAAGACATTAGATATAAAAGATTAAAGCCGAGAAATAACATTGAAGCGGCAGCTTTTTATCTGTATCAACTAGTGCAGAGTTTCGGTTCAAAGGGCGACAATTTTGCGATGAGTGCAAAGTCCGGACGCAGACCAAAGGATATATACAAGTCCTATAAAAAATGGTCGGATAGACTTAAAGGTGTGACGATTGAAAACAAATCTTTTCAAGAGCTTATCCCACTCTATGATAAACAAGAGACATTTTTTTATATAGACCCTCCTTATGTTTCAACCGAGAGTTACTATAAAAATACGGGTGGGTTCGGAGTAGAAGAACACAAACAGTTGGCAACACTTTTATCAAATATGAAAGGCAAATTTTTACTCTCATATAATGACTGTGAGCTAGTCAGAGAGCTGTATAAAGACTTCAATATAAGAGCCACAAAAGAGATTGAATATACGCTAGGGAAAAATGTGCATGGAAAAAATAAGAGCGTTAAAGAGGTGTTTATTACAAACTATTGAATATAATTTTGCATGATAAAAATTGATGAAATTATAGAAAAATTAAAAGACATCTTGTCACAAGAGCTTGACAATAAAAAGATATTAGATAAGGATATTGCCAAAGCTCTTGAGATAAATTATGACAGATTCAGAAAGCAAAAGAGCCGCAACGGTTTGATACCATACCCTGAAATAATGATATTTTTAGCAAAAAGAAAAATATCTATAAATTGGTTTTTCTTCAATCAACTGCCAGAAACTCTCATTGAAGCCACATCAGATTACATCATACTCAAGTATCAAAAATCCATCATCGCTTCAGCTGGAGGCGGTGCTATAAACTATGAAATAGATTTAACCTCATTGGTCATAGATAAGCAGCTGATAGATTACATAAATAGCAGCTATAAATACACTGAAGTCTTACAGGTGTTTGGAGACTCCATGGAGCCTGATATTAAAGACGGAAGTTTGGTGTTTGTGGATAAAAGTAAGGTGGACATAAATAGACCAGGTGTTTATCTAATCCATACTTCAGACGGCTTACATGTAAAGAGAATAAAAGCTCAAGGTCCACACTATTATATGTCTAGCACCAACGAAGAGTACAATAATGTAAAGTTGGATGAGTTTCAAGTAGTTGGAGAGGTAAAAGGGTTGTTTCAAAAGTTTTAGTTTTGCTTATGAAATGTGAGTGAAATAGGATAAAAAGAGTTGATTTATCTGCGTACTAACATTTCATAAGCAAATTACTAACATTTCATAAGCGTTTGTACAATATTCTATAAACAAGCCTTAGTCTCTGCGACTAAGGATATTGACTTTGTTACCTTATTTATGTAAAATTGCGCGCGTAAACAATATTATTTAAGGAGTTTTATATGAATTTTCAACCATTAGGCAAAAGAGTCCTAGTACAAAGAGAAGAAGAGGCAAATACTACAAGCAGTGGTATTATTATTCCTGATAATGCACAAGAAAAACCTTCAAAAGGGAAGGTTATAGCAGTAAGCGCAGAGGTTAGTGAGTTGGCTTGCGGTGAAGTTGTAGTTTTTGGAAAATTCTCAGGCAATGAAATTTCACTTGACGGCGAGAAGTTTCTAGTTTTAGAAACTGATGATATTTTTGGAATTATAAAATTTTGATACAAGAGTGTGTAGTGCTTTAGCCCATTTAGCGGTGTAGAGCAAAATAAAAGGATACACTCCTTTTATGAACAAATAATGAGGGATTACCTTCATTGCAATTTATAAACTAAACTAAAAATCAAGGAAATAAAGATGGCAAAAGAGATAATATTTTCAGATAATGCGAGAAATGCATTGGCTCGCGGTGTTGCAAAACTTACAGATGCGGTTAAAGTAACAATGGGTCCACGTGGCCGCAATGTTTTGATCCAAAAAAGCTACGGTAATCCTGTAATAACAAAAGACGGTGTATCGGTTGCTAGAGAGATTGAACTTAAAGACAAATTAGAAAATATGGGAGCAACTCTTGTTAAGGATGTAGCTTCAAAAACTGCCGATGAAGCCGGTGACGGTACTACAACGGCTACTGTTCTGGCAAATGCAATTTTCTCTGAAGGACTTAGAAATATTACCGCAGGTGCAAATCCTATCGAAGTAAAAAGAGGAATGGACAAAGCTTGCGAAGCTATTTTGGCAAACTTAAAGGCATCTTCAAAAGTAATCAACGGCAAAAAAGATATAGCTCAAGTAGCAACAATCTCTGCAAACTCTGACGAGCAAATCGGAAATATGATAGCTGAAGCTATGGAAAAAGTAGGGCAAGACGGCGTAATTACTGTTGAAGAGGCTAAAGGTATAGTTGATGAACTTACTGTTGTTGAGGGTATGCAGTTTGACCGTGGATATTTAAGCCCGTATTTCATCACAAATGCCGAGAAAATGATAGCTGAAATTGAAAATCCATGGATCTTACTAGTTGAGAGTAAAGTGACTTCACTTAAAGATCTGCTTCCTGTTTTAGAGCAGGTTCAAAAGACTTCCCGCCCTCTTCTAATCATCGCTGAAGATGTAGAGGGTGAAGCATTATCAACTCTTGTTGTAAACAAACTTCGCGGTGTATTAAATATCTCTGCCGTTAAAGCTCCGGGTTTTGGCGATAGAAGAAAAGCTATGCTTCAAGATATTGCGGTGCTTACTGCAGGAACTGTTATTTCTGAAGAGACTGGTCATACGCTAAGTGCGGCTACAATCCAACACTTAGGGCAAGCTTCTAGAGTTGTAATAGATAAAGATAATACTGTAATCGTAAACGGTGCAGGAAAAACTGAGGCTGTTCAATCAAGAGTTGCCGAGATCAAAGTTCAGATGAATACTACGACAAGTGAATACGACAAAGAGAAACTTCAAGAACGTTTGGCAAAATTAAGCGGCGGTGTTGCGGTTATCAAAGTCGGTGCGGCAAGTGAAACTGAAATGAAAGAGAAAAAAGACCGTGTCGATGATGCGCTCTCGGCTACAAAAGCTGCTGTCGAAGAGGGAATTGTTATCGGCGGAGGAGCAGCACTTGTTAGAGCTGGAGCTAAAGTAAAACTTGATCTAAGCGGTGATCAAAAAATCGGTTGCGAGATAATCCTTCGTGCTATAAAAGCTCCGCTAAAACAGATTGCTACAAACGCAGGTTATGATGCCGGTGTTGTAGTAAATGCGGTTGAGAATGCAACAAATGAGAATATCGGCTTTAACGCT